TAAACCTGCTGAAGGTTTCACGGTCATTGCGACTGCGAACACAAAAGGTAAAGGTTCTGATGATGGTCGTTATATGTTTACCAACGTTCTTAACGAAGCATTTCTTGAGCGTTTTCTGAATACCTACGAACAAGAATGGCCGACTGCCAAGATTGAACAAAAGATTCTCAAGAAAGAATTGACCTCTCTTGGTCGACCTGATGATGAGTTTGCAGAAAAACTTGTGACTTGGGCTGAAGTGATTCGTAAAACATTCGAACAAGGTGGTTGTGACGAAGTGATTTCCACTCGCCGTCTTGTGCATATTGCCAAGACCTACTCTGTGTTCGGAGACAAGATGAAGGCGATTGGGCTTTGTCTAAATCGTTTTGATGATGACACAAAGATTTCATTTACCGATCTTTACACTAAGGTTGATGCAGGTGCCAATACCGAAACTCTAATGACACAAACTGAAGAAACACCAGTTGAAGTATCGGAAGAAGAAATGCCTTTTTAATCTGTGACGATTTGACCTATTGGCAATGATGGGTCTTTTTTGAAAGGAGGGCTTGATTTTTTAGAAAAATAGATATATATTAGTATAACTATGTTATAAACTAGATTAATTCGTGTTGAGAGTTAATCATAACAAATCGGAGAAACGATAATGAAAAATGCAATTATAGTCAGTTATGACCCAAAACACAAACCACACTTTACTGATTTACTGTCCAATTTAAGCCTTTTTAAAGAAAGATATGATGAGGCTGCTTTAAAAAACTTGCCTAAATGGAAGGATAATTCCGATTACTCAAATTATCTCTCTATCGAAGAAGTTATTGCAAATTTTAATCCCGAAACAGACAACAACAAAACTTTTGTTTGTAGGGTGAAAGATCACCAAATTTGGACATCCGATTCTACGTTAGGTGGTTATGATAGAGCTAAAGAAACTAACGATTCAAAATGTAGAGAAAATTTAAATCAAACATTGTATGGCTCAGATGAACCTAAGGGTTTTAATGATGATGACGCTGGTACTCTAAATTTTTATATCAGATATTACAAAGATAAACATGGCGTATACCATCTCTATCTCATAAAAAATATGGGCAACCACCGTTTATGGATGAAGTTGTTGGCCAGCTGCGGCTTGCCAGTTGAGGTTTTAGCTAAAGTTAAATTTCACATCATTGAAGATGATCTAAGTCAATCAGATTTTATTACAATCGAATCAGATGCTCACCATTCAGATGCTGGCGACAGACAATCTCAAAATGAACCTCAAAAATTTCATTCTGGTTATAGGGCAAAAAGAAAAGAATTGGTCAATTGTTTCAACTTTTTGTATCAAAACCAATTAAATTATGAAGGTATTATGCAACTTGAAAATGTTGAAGGTTCTGATTCTTGGCCTTCTTTGAGTTCTGTTATGGGATTTAAAGATGGTGATGGTAACGGCATCTTTAAAAAATATGGTGTAACAAATGTCACTTGTGCTATAAAAGTTGCTAAACTAATAGCGAAAAAGATAACTAAGGAAACTATTATTCAAAATAGTGCAATACATTGTTTTGCAACAATGTTTAAATCTCTAACAGAATCACATAGTAACGGCACCACTAATCAACCAGCACTTTTTAGTAAACAAGAATTAGAAGAATTTTTCTTTGAATATTTTACAGAACAAAATACATCTTCTAAGTTTAGGCGAAGAAAATTAGAACTGGGAGATTTATCACAATCTGGTGATATTAAATCTTTCAACTATATCTGTGCTGACATATTTTGGAAAGATGGAGCTATCGTAGAATATTTGAGAAATATTAGAGGTAGACAGAATGGTTTTACACCCAATCATCCGTGTATGGCACACTTTTTAAATCAAATCACGCCATTGATAAGAAAACAAGCTATTTCTTTGGTGACAGTTTGAGGTAGAAATTGAATGGCCGTTTTAATTTGGCGGCCATTTTTACCTTAAAAAGTATTGACTTACTCACTTACTTGTTATATAATGTTCATATTGCAGAGAAGAATCGCCTCTGTAATGTTTCTCTAAAGTGCGATTCAATTTTCATGGAGTATTTCGTAATGTCTGTAAAATCTAAAGTTCTTGCTTATCTCTCAAAAGATTCTGAGTTCAACACTCTTACCGCAAACAAGATGCGTTCTGTTTTCGGTGCAAAGAATCCTTCTGCCGTGATTGATGAGCTTCGCAAAGAAGGTCATGCAATTTATCTCAACACCCGTGTTAACACAAACGGTGAGAAAGTTGCTTTCTATCGCCTCGGCACTCCCACCAAGCGCATGATCGCAGCTGGCATTGCTGCTCTGCGCCAATCAGGATTTCGTGCTTTTGCCTAAAAAAGTTTAGAAATTCTATGGAGGAAGTAATACATATAAGTGTTACTTCCTCTTTTTTTATTTTATGGGTAGATTATGGAAATTCAAATTAAAGTTGATGAGTTGAGAAAGAATAAACTCTTTGTTGCAACACCAATGTATGGCGGTATGGCCCATGGTCTGTATGTCAAATCTTGCCTTGATCTTCAAACAACAATGGCAAAGTATGGTGTCGAAACAAAGTTTTCGTTTTTGTTCAATGAATCACTAATCACACGAGCAAGAAATTATCTTACCGATGAGTTCTTGCGTTCTGGTTTTACCCACCTTCTCTTTATCGATTCTGATATTCACTACAACCCACAAGATGTTCTTGCACTTCTGGCGTTGGATAAAGATGTAATTGGTGGGCCTTATCCTAAGAAGTCAATCAATTGGGCCAACGTAGCACATGCCGCAAGAAACAATCCAGACCTGCCATCTAAAGAATTAGAAACACTTGTTGGTGAGTATGTCTTCAATGTCGTAAAGGGTACGTCACAATTTCAGGTAACTGAACCTCTTGAAGTGATGGAGATCGGTACTGGTTACATGTTGATCAAACGCCAAGTATTTGAAAAGATGGAAAAAGAATATACTTTCTTGCGTTATAAACCAGACCACATTGGTCAGGCTAACTTTGATGGTACTCGCTACATCCATGCTTTCTTTGATACTGTAATCGACACCAAAGACTCTCCAACAGGCGGTGGTTCAGAAAGGTATCTGAGTGAAGATTATATGTTCTGCCAAATGTGGCGTAAGATGGGCGGACAAATCTATCTTTGTCCTTGGATGAAAACGCAACACATTGGTACTTACGCATTTAGTGGTAATATGCCGGCTGTTGCACAGTTTACAGGTAGATTATGATTCAATACAAATATAATGAACCAGCTCTACTTAAAGAGCTGACTGAATATATTGATAAGACATACGGCGAGCATTACTCTCAAGATAAATTTCAAGCTACAGAATTTATTATTGATGGAGGACACGGTGAAGGATTCTGTATTGGTAATGTTTTAAAGTATGCTCAGCGATATGGTAAGAAAGACGGTAAAAATAGAAAAGACCTATTGAAAGTCCTACACTATTCGCTTATAATGTTGTATGTGCATGATCTTAATGAAGGAAAAAATAATTATGAAACTCTCAAGTGAAACACTAGGTGTATTAAAGAATTTTGGCAACATCAATGCTGGTATTCTTTTCAAAAAAGGTAAGACACTTAAAACAGTATCAAACCACAAAAACATTCTGGCTGAAGTTGTTATTCAAGAGGAGATTCCAGTTGAGTTTGGCATCTATGATCTGAATAACTTTCTTTCAGTTGTCTCAATGCATAAAGATGATACGTCTTTAGAATTTGAAGAAAAGCAGATGAAGATTGTTGGTCAAAAAGGACGATCAAAGCAAACATATCGTTTCTGTGAACCAACAATGATCACTCTACCACCAGAAAAACAAATTGCAATGCCTGATCCAGAGATTAACTTTTCTTTGACGGCTGAAGATTTTGATTGGGTTCTAAAAGAAGCTGGCGTTCTTGCTTGCCCTCAGATTGCCATTGAATCTACTGGTAGTAAAATTAGTATCATCACCCTTGATCTACAAAACGATTCTGCACACACAGGTTCTCTTGAAATTGCAGACGGCAATGGTGACAAGTATCGTATGGTATTCAAAACAGAAAATCTTATTAAGATTCTTCCTGGTTCTTATGATGTTTCAATTTCATCAAAAGGCATTTCTCATTTTAAGAACAAGAATGTGAATCTCCAATATTGGATTACAACAGAAGCAGGTTCTAAATTTGAGAAAGGTGCATAATGGTTATTAAATTCTTTACAAATGCTTTCAAAGGCAACCCGTCTGATTCAATTGCAATCAACGCTGAAAATGTAATGACTGTTTTTGAAGGTGTAAATACCGATCACGATACAAACGAAGTGCAGACGGTAACAAATATTTTTGGTGTTACGGGACAAACATGGTCAGTTGAAGAAGATATGGCGACTGTGGTTGCTCGTTTAAATGAGCGTGACTAAATTATGATTTTTGTGAAAGAACTATATTATGCAACATCTGTTATGGACAGAGAAGTATCGGCCGAAGACTGTAGAAGATTGTATTCTACCAGATCGCCTCAAGAAGCCATTTCAAGAGTATGTGAATCAGAAAACAATTCCAAATCTCCTGTTGAGTGGCGGTCCAGGCGTAGGCAAGACAACAGCAGCGAAAGCTCTGTGCAACGAAATCGGATGCGACTATCTCGTAATCAATGGTTCTGATGAAAGTGGTATTGACACCTTTCGTGTTAAGATAAAGAACTATGCATCATCAATGAGTTTGTCTGGTGGCCGCAAGGTCATCATCATTGACGAAGCTGACTATCTAAATCCAAACTCTACACAACCAGCACTAAGAAATGCAATTGAAGAATTTGCAGGCAACTGTTCGTTCATCTTTACTTGCAATTATAAAAATCGCATCATAGAACCACTTCACAGCCGATGTGCAGTCATTGAATTTGGTTTGAAGAATGGTGAGAAAGCCAAGATGGCCTCTGCCTTTTTCAAACGAATTCAGTCAATTTTGCAAAGTGAATCGGTCGAGTTTGATGATGCCGTAATTGCTGAATTGATTAAGAAACACTTTCCTGACTTTCGGCGTGTGTTGAATGAACTGCAAAGATATTCTCAGTTTGGTAAGATCGATACTGGTATTCTCTCGCAGATTGGTGATGTGTCGATTACTGAGTTGGTCAAGAATATCAAAGAGAAAGATTTTGGTGCAATTCGTAAGTGGGTTGCTTCAAATGAAATTGATTCAAATACACTCTATCGTAAAATCTATGATACGATGTATGACTTTATCAAGCCACAATCAATACCAGAAGCAGTTGTCATACTTGCAGGGTATCAATACAAGGCTGCGTTTGTTGCAGACCAAGAGATCAATACTGTTGCTTGTCTAACCGAACTGATGGTAAGTTGTGAGTTTGTATGATAAATGATTTATTCCGACCTACATTAGAATGGATAAGAAATGATTGGATTTCTAACAGGTTTCGTTTTGGTGTTGAGTTTATTGCCTGGGCTATTAGTATTGGTTGTTCTATCACTATGGCTATTACAGTTCCCAATCCACCGTTATTGGTACTATACCCTATATGGATTAGTGGGTGCGCTATGTATGCTTGGGCTGCTTATACTCGCCAATCATTTGGTATGCTTGCAAACTACCTATTGCTTGTTACGATAGATAGTGTTGGTTTATTGAGGATGTTGACATGAGTAACCCATTTGATTATGTAAATGCCATAATGCAGTCAAAGAAACAGATGATTGTCGATGAATTGACAGAGAAAGAATACAATCCTTTTTTGACAAATCGTAGCCTTTCGTATCATAAGGACTGCATTATGTATGCAAATGAGATGAATATGCGTCATTTCATTGATAAAAAGTTACAAAATGATTTTTTGATAAATACAGTCAGGTCACAAAAAAGACCGTTTGCGAAGTGGGTAAAGCCTGAAAAAAGTGAAGATATAGAATGTATAAAAACTGTCTTTCAATTTTCAAACACCAAAGCCAAAGAAGCACTTAGGCTACTCACTAAGCAACAAATCCAAAAACTAAAAGAACAAGCCGATATAGGTGGATTAGGAAAACGAAATGGTGGATCTGACTAGATTTATTGAAGTGACATTGAATGAACAAGACGATTTTCTGAAGGTTCGTGAAACACTTACCAGAATTGGAGTATCTTCACGCAAAGAAAAAGTCTTGTACCAATCATGTCATATACTTCACAAACAAGGAAGGTATTATATTACTCACTTTAAGGAATTGTTCGCACTTGATGGTAAACCCTCTAATATTTCAGAGAATGATATACAACGAAGAAACGCAATCGCACGACTACTTGAAGAATGGGGTCTACTGACAATCATAAATCAAGAGGTGATTGGTGACAATGTGGCACCTTTACATCAAATAAAGATCATTGCATTCAAAGAGAAAGATGATTGGCAACTGATTACAAAGTATAATATAGGCAAGAAAACAAACGATTATTGAGGTGAACAAAATGAAACATCTTCAGAAAATTGTTAGATTAAAGAACCAATACACCGGTGATATTGTATATACAAAATCTTATGACACCGTTGAAGAACAAGGTGACATGAAATTCATTCGTGTATACAATGAAAAGAATCCTGAAAGAACCTACATGGCAAATAGAGAAGCCTTTGAGATTATTTCAGATAAACAACTCTTACAAGAAACAAAAGTCTCTTAGTTTGTGAGGCTTCGGCCTCATATGAAAGGTATATTATGATAAAACGTGACAAAAATTTTAAACTTCCCAAACAAGTCAAAGTTCAACTTGCTTTTATGCCAAAGGATA